CCATTACACTAAAAAACCCAGAACAAGAATTAGGGGTACAGTTAGTAAAACAAGCAGCAATTAAAACAGCAGAAAAAGCAGGTGATGGTACAACAACATCCACTTTATTAGCACGTGAAATGGTAAAAGCAGGATTAAATGCTTTGAATAATGATGAGAATGCTGTTCAAATCAAAAGAGATATTGATGTTGCTGTAAAGCAAGTGGTTACTAATCTAAGAACCCAAATTTCAGAAGATATTTCAGGTGAAGAACAATTAGAACAAATTGCTACTATCTCAGCTAACAATGACCCAGAAACTGGGAAATTAATTGCAACAGCCATTGATAAAGTAGGAATGGAAGGTGTTGTGCATATTGAAGAATCTCGTACAGGTGAAACATATTTAGAAACGGTTGAAGGTATGCAATTTGATAGAGGTTATAAATCTCCATATTTTGTTACTAATAACAATACTATGACGGCAACATTAGATAATCCACTTATTTTAATCGCAGACCAAACTATTACTCAGGTAAAAGAATTATTACCTGTCCTAGAAGCAGTATCATCCCAAGCAAAATCATTACTAATTATTGCCGAAGATATAGACCAAGAGGCACTAGCAACTCTTATTGTTAATAAAATGAGGGGTACTATGAAAGTATGTGCTGTAAAAGCACCTGATTTTGGGGATAGACGTAAATTAGTTTTAGAAGATATTGCTATTACTACTGGTGGGGTAGTATTCGATAAGCAAAAAGGAATGAAATTGGATAAGTTTAGCTGGGAATGGTTTGGAGAAGCAAGAACAGTAACTGTAGGAAAAGAACAAACAACCATAGTAGATGGAAAAGGTACAGTTGAAGCTATTGAAACACGTATTGAAGAACTCCAACAACAAATTGACAAATCAGAAACACCATTTGAAACTGAAAAACTTCAAGAAAGACTTTCAAAGTTTGTAGGAGGAGTAGCAGTTATCCATGTAGGTGGAAATACTGAAACCGAAATGAAAGAAAAAAAGGATAGAGTTGATGATGCATTACATGCAACAAAAGCCGCTATTGAAGAAGGAATTGTACCTGGTGGCGGAATGGCTTTATTATATGCTTCCCAAGATATAAAATCGGATTCAACTGGAGCTAGTATTGTAAAAAAAGCATGTAGAAAACCATTCAATCAGATTTTAGTTAATGCCGGATATGACAACACTCAAGCAGAAATATTATCAGCAAAATTAGTTACCCAAGGTAAAACCTGGGATGGTTATAATATCAAAACTGAAGAAATAGTTGATATGAAAGATGCAGGTATTATAGATCCAACTAAAGTGGCTAGAGCAGCATTACAAAATGCGGCATCAGTTGCAGGTACGGTTTTATTAACTGAGTGTACTGTAGTAAATGAATTATCAGAGGATAGTCCTCAACAACAAATGGACCCATCAATGATGGGGTATTAATAATTAAAATAAAAAAATGACAAAACAAGAAATTTTCGAGGTAATTGAAGAAAACTTTAATATCTTAGCAGCGGAAAATGATGGAACTACAAAAGCAAGTCAAGGACGAGCTAGAAAGGCGGCACAAGCCATCAAAAGAGTAATTACAGATTATAAAAAAGCATCTGTAGCAGAATCTAAATAAGTAAACGGGGGAGTTTTTGGCTCCCCCATTTATTTTTCGTATATTATATACATGGAAAAAATAACAAAAGAAGATTATATTTTAATTGCACGTAGGGTTCCTCCTGGGGATAAGTGGAGATTAATTGCTAATGAACCTGATGGTCCGTTACATAAAACTTTAACTGATACCTTAGAGGCGTATATGGTTAAAACAGGGTTTAAAGGGGAATACAAATTAGCCCCATTAAAAAGTGAATTATATGCCATATCAACAACAGAAGAAGAAGTAATACCAGAACCAATTAAAACATATTCGATTTATGGGGAGTTTGGACAATAGTTTATTAGTAGAAAAATATAGACCCTCTAAGTTAGAGAACTATGTTGGTAATGAGAGTATCAAGAAATCGATTGCTCAATATTTAGAACAAAATGATATTCAAAATCTAATATTTTATGGACCAGCTGGTACAGGAAAAACAACTCTGGCTAAACTTTGTATTAAAAATCTCGATTGCGATCATCTTTATATTAATGCCTCTGATGAAAGGGGTATTGAAACAATTAGGGATAAAGTACAAGGATTTGCGAGCGTCGCTTCTTTTAAACCACTTAAAGTGGTCATTTTGGATGAAGCTGATTTTCTTACTATACAGGCGCAGGCTTCACTTCGTAATATCATCGAAACTTTCTCACGTACGACAAGGTTTATTTTAACTTGTAATTATGTAGAAAGAATTATTGACCCTTTACAATCAAGGTGTCATGTATTAAAGATTGTACCTCCAACTAAAAAGGATGTAGCTAAACATTTATCTTGGGTGTTAGATCAAGAATCTATTAAATTCGAAATAAAAGACTTAGTACCACTAGTTAACCAATATTATCCTGATTTACGCAAGTGTATTAATACTATACAACTATCTACACAAGATAAAGTATTAAAATTAGATAAATCTATTTTAGTATCATCAAATTATATTGATAAAGTTATTAATGAATTATCTAATAAAGCTAATTTTAAAACGGTTCGTCAAATTATTGCTGATGCTAATGTAGATGATTTTGATGAGTTATTCAAAATATTATATGAAAAAGCATCCGAATATCTACCAGGTAAAGAAGGTACAGCAACTATTTTAATAAACGAACACCAATACAAAGCAAACTTCCGTATTGACAAGGAAATAAATATAATGTCATTAATTCAACAAATAATAAATAACAAGTAAAATTATGGAACAACCAGTTCAACAACCCAAAATTGATTTATCAAACACAACGGCATTAAAGAACTTTGATGGTGGAGATACATTCACTCAACAGTTTATAATTCGTAAAGTATCTAGATTTGTAACAGGTACGGATGAAGATGCTATGATGCCAATTCCAGTATTTGTATGTAGTGAATCAGGAAAAATTGTAGGTGAAGGATTACCACCTGAATTAAGAGAAGAATATAAAGATCAACTTCTTTAATGAAAAACATCTTTGATTGGTTAAAAGCAATTAATACTACTAAACCCCCAGTCGAATCTTTTACAGATAAAGACTGGGAAGTTTGGAATAGCTATATGGTACACAGATTCATCAGTATGAATCCTGACTATATTGAGATTGTAAACTATGTACAAGATTTTCCTCCACAGGAAAAGAGAATGATTTATTCTATTTATAAGGAATTTATACCTAAAAATAATAAATGGAGTAAATATGTTAAATCTAAAGTAAAACAACCCAATAAAGATTTAGTAGACCATATCAAAGAAAACTTCCAATGTTCAAGTAAAGAAGCAAGAGAATATATAACTTTGTTGGATACCCCACAAATTAGTCGTATATTATCGAATAGAGGATTAAATACAAAAGAAATAAAACCATTATTAAAATGAACAAATTAGTAAATATGTTACGTTTATCTGCACAAGCAGATAGAGCAAAAGCATTATTATCACTTGAGTTATTAGGTAATAAAGCAGTTGGTATTGGAGATCATTCAACCGGGGACTTTTATAAAAATGCTGAAGAAGCACTTATTATGTTAGTTGACGCAGATGATAGGTTATCAGCATTAGATAAGTATTTTGACACTAAAGGACAACTAAATGGGTAGTTCAGTAAGTAAATGGTCAGAAACCAATAATACAACAGTATCAATTCCAAAAAATACAAAAATGAGCGATAGAGAAATAATGAATGCAAAGACTCCAATAACAGCAGTAGAAAAATTCGAAAATGAATACCCTGAATTATCAGAAGAATTTACGAACATACAACAAGAACAATATGAAATGTTTGCTCGTAAGCATTTGGACTATGGTTTAAATAACATTGCTTTAGGCGGAGATATCGTTAATAATAGCGATGATAAACAATTCTCACTAACTGGGTTATGTATTAGATTAACCGATAAAATTTCACGTTTAAAAAATCTATTAGTTAATGGTAGATCATTTGTTGAAGGTGAAGGTATGGAAGATACTTTTATTGATATAGCCAATTATGGTATAATAGGTTTGCTGGTTGGCAGAAATAAATGGAAAAAATAGTTTGGCGAAAAAACTCCCAAAAATAGTAAAGGAAATAAGGAATAACCCACCTTCACCTGTTAATTATGCATATCAAAAGAATATATCATATTCTCAGATGTCTATATTTAGAGGATGCCCTCATAGGTGGAAACTTCAGTATAAAGATAAAATCAAACGATTTACATCTTCTATACATACTGTTTTTGGGACAGCTATACATGAAGTAGTACAAAATTACCTAGATGTAGCTTACGAAAGTTCATTTGCGGCCGCTGATAGGGAAATAGATATGGAAGATAAATTCCAACAAACCTTTATAGACGAATATCAAAGACAGTACAAATCAAATAAAAGCGAACACTTCTCTTCAGCTACTGAAATGAGAGAGTTTTTTGAAGATGGTGTTGCTATATTAGAATGGTTTAAGAAAAAACGTAGTGCTTATTTTAGTAAAAAAGGTACATATTTAGTTGGTTGTGAAATACCAATTGTAATTGCACCAAATAAAATGTATAGTAACGTATTATACATGGGGTATCTTGACGTTGTCACATATCATGAAGCAACAGATACATTTAAGATAATCGACATTAAGACCAGTACTAGAGGTTGGAGAGATCAAGATAAAAAGAATGAAGATAAACAATTTCAATTATTATTATACAAACAATATTTTTCAGAACAATATAATATCCCCCTTGAAAAGATTGAAATTGAATTTTTTATCTTAAAAAGAAAAGTATTAGATTGGGATGATGAAAACTTAATGTCACCCCATCAAGCTTATAGAGTGCAAACATTTACTCCCCCAAGTGGTAAAATTAAGTTAGGAAGAGCAAAAAATGCTATTAATGGTTTTATAAACGAATGTTTTAACTCTAGTGGTCAAATAAAAGATGCAGATTATCCTAAATCACCCTCAAAATGGAATTGTAATTTCTGTCCCTATAAAGTAGATCAAGAAAATTGTGGTGAAGGTATAATTTACTAAAATTCTAACATACGTATGTACATATATAACGTTATTAAAAATAAAAATTATGGCAAATGCAAAAAAAATGACACTAACTAGTGTAAAAGTAAAAAGTGATTTATTTGAAGATTTTAAAATAGAATGTGTAAGAAGAAAATTCTCATTCCAAAAACTTGCGGATCGTGCTTTGTTTTTGTATCTTACAGATGAAGATTTTAGAAAACAAATTACTAACCAATCTAATTTAGAGTTATAAATAAATAAAAATATGAATAAAAGTTTTAAACATCTTCCTAAAGACAAAAGGAAGAAAATTATGTTAATCTGTGATGACATTAGAGTACACTCAGGAGTTGCAACTGTAGCAAAAGAAATAGTATGTGGTACAGCACATCATTTCAATTGGGTAAATGTAGGAGGGGCTATTAAACACCCAGAAGCTGGTAAAAGGTTAGATATTTCTGTATCTACCAATGAACAGTCTAATATAGAGGATTCATCTGTATTTATTTATGCGGTACATAATTATGGTACAGCTCAAGAGATAAATAACATATTTCAATTGGAAAAACCAGATGCAATTATGTTAATTACAGACCCAAGGTACTTTCAACATATATTTAATATGGAGGACCAATTAAGGAAATTGGCACCTATAACTTACTTAAATATTTGGGATGATTACCCAGCTCCTAGATATAACCAACCTTACTACGAAGCATGTGATTTATTAATGGGTATATCTAAACAAACCGTTAATATTAATAAATTAGTTTTAAAAGATTGTGACAATAGTAAAAGGGTATTTAAGTATATCCCTCATGGTTTAAATGAAAAAGAATTATATCCTATGTCTACCACAGAAAGAAGTGATGCGGGTTTTAAAACATTCCAAAAATCAGTATTAGGAAGTAATGATATAGATTTTACTTTATTTTTTAATTCAAGAAACATACGTAGAAAAGCAATTCCAGATACTATGATGGCATTTAGGTCATTTTTAGATTCATTACCAAGAGAAAAGGCATTAAAATGTAGATTATTATTACATACAGAATTAGTAACAGACCACGGTACTGATTTAGGTAAAGTAGCAGAATATTTATTTGGTGAGGATTATGAAGAATGTATAGTTTTTTCTCATAAAAAGGTATCACGTAAAGAATTAAATTATTTATATAACTTAGCCGATTGTCAAATTCTTTTAACATCAAATGAAGGTTGGGGATTAACTCTTACTGAGGCAATGTTAACAGGAACCCCTATTATAGCTAACACTACAGGTGGTATGCAAGACCAAATGAGGTTTGTTGATAGTAAAGGTAAATGGTTTGAACCAGATGCTGATATTCCTTCTAACCATAGAGGTACATTTAAAGAACATGGTGAATGGGCATTTCCAGTTTATCCTACTTCAAGATCAATACAAGGTTCACCTCCTACACCTTATATCTATGATGACAGATGTGCATGGGAAGATGCTTGTGATAGAATAAAAGAATTATATTCTTTAAGTGATGAAGAACGTAGATCAAGAGGAGTAAAAGGTAGGGAATGGGCTATTAGTGATGAAGCAGGGTTTACAACCACCCATCAAGCACAAAGGGTAATGGAGGCATTTGATGAGTTATTTGAGAAATGGGAACCAAGAGAAACATTCGAAATAGTAAATGCAACAGAACATAAAGGAAAATTTTTAAATCATAAAATCACATATTAATGAATAAACCAGTTTTTATAATAAGTTGTCCATTTGATACTTATAGTGGATATGGAGGTAGATCTCGGGATATAGTCAAGGCAATTATTGAAACCGAAAAATACGATGTAAAGTTATTATCTCAAAGATGGGGAGATACCCCCTTTGGTTTCTGTGAAAGCCATAAAGAATGGGAATTCTTATTAGACCATAAAGTAATAAAAATAGATAACAAACCAGACATTTGGATGCAGATTACAATCCCAAGTGAATTTCAATCTGTAGGTACATATAATATTGGGTGTACTGCTGGAATTGAAAGTAGTTTATGTGATTCTACATGGATAGAGGGGTTAAATAGAATGGATATGAATTGGGTGTCATCCCAACATTCTAAAAATGTATTTGCTGTTACTAAGTTTGAGAAAAGAGATAAGCAAACCCAACAAATTATTGGTACAATAGAAATAGAAAAACCAATTCATGTTGTATTAGAGGGAGTAAATTTAGATGTTTATAAATTTTTACCAAATAATGAAGTATCATTAGATCTAACTTCTATCCCAGAATCCTTTTGTTTCTTATTTGTGGGGCACTGGATGAATGGAAATATAGGCCATGATAGAAAAAATGTTGGGTTATTAGTAAAATATTTCTTTGATACATTCAAAGGTACTAAATCTCCACCTGCTTTAATTTTAAAGTCATCAACTGGGAGGAATAGTTACATGAGTAGAGAAGAATTATTATCTAAAATACTTAAAATTAAAAAATTATATTTTAAAGGGGTTAAAAACTTACCTAATATCTATATATTAAATGGGGCTCTATCAGACCAAGATATGAATGAGCTTTATAATCACCCTAAAGTCAAAGCTATGGTTAGTTTAACTAAAGGGGAAGGATATGGAAGACCCTTAGCTGAATTTTGTTTATCTAAAAAACCAATGATTACCACTAATTGGTCAGGACACACAGATTTCATCGATCCTGAATTTTCAACATTATTACCAGGAACTTTAGAAAAAGTAGATGCGTCTGCCGCTAATCAGTGGTTAAAAGCAGAATCACAGTGGTTCCAAGTAGATGGACCTACTACTACAAGAGTCCTTAATGATGTATTTAAAAATTATAAAAAATATATTGTAGGAGGTAAAAAGCAGGGACATAAAATTAAAACACAATTTGATTATGGTAGTATGAGTAAACTAGTTGGCACTATTTTAAAACATAATATACCAGAATTCGCAAAAAAGGTAGAATTAACTTTACCTAATTTACAAACACCTAAATTATAAAACATGCAATACGACGAAATAATTGAATGTCCTAAATCTGGCGGCGATTTATGTTACAAAATTGAAGTAAGCGCAGATATAACGCAATATATGAGTTTATCATGTGGTTTTTGGTCCAATACTTTATTAAAGGTGGATTCTGACTTCTACAATGAACAAATGGAACTACTCCCAGAATTATATAAAGCTTTAGCTTGGTTAGATACTAAAACCGATTTAATTTGGCTACCTACTAATGTAAATGTTCCAGAATTAGGGATGATTTATGCTAGTGGAACAAACCCAGAAGAATGGGAATGGGTGGCAGTTAAAGCTGTAAAATTAGATGAACCCATTGAAGACAAAATGGGTAATAAACTTGATTATAAACCAGATATGAAATCAGCAAAATCTTTTAAAGAACGTGATTTTATAGAAGCCCTTGATTATATTGGGGCATTACCACAAAATCCAGAAGCCTAAATATGAAAATCAGTTATGCAATAACGGTATGTGATGAGTTTCTTGAAATACAGAGACTCCTCTCATTATTGTTAAATAATAAAAGAAGACAAGATGAAGTCGTAGTACTAGTTGATTTATCCAAAAATAAACCAACATCTGAATTACTAAGATATCTTCATGAACTAAGCTCAGAAGATTATATTACTTTAATTGAAGATAATTTTAATAGACATTTTGCTAATTGGAAAAACATATTAACTAAGGCATGTAAAGGAGATTATATATTCCAAATTGATGCTGATGAATTACCAAACCTTACACTAATAAAAAATCTACCCGCTATATTAGAATCTAACCCGGACAACGAAGTATATTTAGTCCCAAGAGTAAATACAGTAGAAGGATTAACATCAGAGCATATTAATTTATGGAGATGGAATGTTAATGATAAAGGATGGGTAAATTGGCCTGATTATCAATGGCGTATTTGGAAAAACAAACCAGAAATTAAATGGAAAAATAAAGTTCACGAAGTGTTATCTGGTCATAAATCTTATGCTGCACTGCCTTCCCAAGAAGAATTAGCTCTATATCACCCAAAAGACATTGAACGCCAGGAAAAACAAAATAACTATTACAACACACTATGAAAACATTAAATGAAATTTACTTAGAACATTCTGATCCAAACCCAAGGGGAGGGCATGGAGATAAGGGGACAGCTCACTCCTATATTGATTCATATGAAAGATTGCTTACACCTTATAGAAATAAAATAACTAACTTACTTGAAATTGGTATAGCATATGGTGAATCTTTAGAGATGTGGTATAAATTCTTTAATAAAGGTAAAATTTATGGTGCTGATATACATGATAGAGAAATATATAGTAATGTAATTAAGCCTGGTGGCTATAAAGAAGATAAACGATTTAAAATTTGGATTGAGGATGCTACACAATATCCTTTTTTAGATATTATTGAAGACATTAATTTTGATATTGTAGTAGATGATGGTTCACACCGTTTACAGGACCAACTCCAAACATTTAAAATGTTTAAAAAATCTAATAAAATAAATAAAGGTGGAATTTATATAATTGAAGATGTAGATAATTTAGATAAGGTAAAACCCCTATTTGAAGAATTACATGAAAATTGTGAAATAATAGATTTACGTGAGGTAAAAGGAAGATTTGATGATGTATTAATAGTATATAAATTTTAATATATGATTAGTATAATTATCCCAACATACAGAAACCCAGAATATTTAGATATATGTTTAAAGTCATGTATTGAACAACAACATAATGAGAATGAAATTATAGTTGCTGTTGACGGTTTTATTGAAGAAAGTCAACATATTTTAGACAAATATGAAAAAAATATTAGTGTCTTAGATTTAGGTCAAAATCAAGGTATGCAAACAGCACTTAACTTAGGTGTAATGAATGCTACTAATGAAAAAATATTCATTGTAAACGATGATAATGTTTTTTGTAAAGACTTTGATCTAGAGATCGAAACAGATTTTGGTGAAAGAACAATATTAACATTAAACCAAATTGAACCTACAGGGCCTGGTATATTTAACTTCCCAGTTAAAGATTTTGGTCGTACACCTAAAGAATTTAAATATAATGAATTTATTAAGTATGAAGATTCAATTAAAGAAGATGAATTAACAACTGAAGGTGGAATATTCCCATTTGCTATGTATAAAAAATATTATTTGGCTGTTGGTGGGTTTGACACAATGTATAATTCTCCATTTATTTGTGATTGGGATTTTTTCTTAAAACTAGACTTAATTGGGTTTAATTTTGCTAGAACATTAGGAGCACATTTATACCACTTTGGTAGTTCAGCAACTAAAAACGGGAAAGAAGCCGATAGGTTTAAGGCATCTGAAAACCCAGCAGCACAAACTTTTATGTATAAGTGGGGTATTCCTCCTCAACTATTTGAAAACAATAGTCATAATCCTAAAAATGGCTTAACTATAAAGGGTATAAAATTTAATTAATGAGAATAATTTATAGAATATCAGATACTGGTTATAGTAAAGTAAAACCTGATTATATCAACAATGAAAATTGTCTAGCAAATGCTACAAAAGTACTTGAAGGGGCTATTTTTTATGTTATAGCAGATAATACTTCACCCGAGACTAATGATATGATACAGAAATACATTACAAAAGATGGTGTAGAATATGTAAGTAAGGGTAATGGAGCAGCAACATTTAATTTAGCGTTAGATAAGGCCTTGACTTATAACGATGATGAAATTGTTTACTTTATAGAAAATGATTATTTACACAAACCAGATTCATTAAAAATAATTCAAGAAGCATTTGAATTAGGAGCATCATTTGTATCACTATATGACCACCCAGACAAATATATTGGACCAGAACAAGGTGGTAACCCATATTGTAAAGGTGGTGCTGAAGATACTAGGGTATACAAGACAGATTCCGTACATTGGAAGATAACAAATAGTACAACTATGACATTTGCTGCTAAAGTTAGTACATTAAAAGAAAATGAAGACATACTTAGAAAACATACATCAGGAACACATCCAAATGATTTTCAAATGTTTCTAGAATTACGAGAACAAAATAAATTATTAATAACATCGATACCAGGTTATTCAACCCATGGGGAAACAGCTTGGTTATCACCTTTAACAGATTGGGGTAAAATATGAGTAAGAAAGTATTAATTACAGGAGTTGCGGGATTATTAGGTAGTAGATTAGCTGACTGGATAATAGAAAATAAACCAGAATACAAGGTGGTAGGTATAGATGACTTAAGTGGTGGTTTTGAAGAAAACATCAACCCTAAAGTTGATTTTTGGCAAATGGATTTAGTGAACCACCCAATTGAAAATTGCTTTGAAGTAAATAAATTTGATTATGTATTTCATTTTGCTGCTTATGCTGCTGAGGGTTTATCACCATTTATCCGTAGTTTCAATTATGATAACAATTTAAAGTCTACAGCCCGCATAGTCAATGAGTGCATAAAAACTGACGTTAAAAGATTGGTATTTACCTCAACTTTAGCCGTATATGGTCATGGTAGTGGAGGTATATTTGATGAAACACAACAACAATCCCCAATTGACCCTTATGGGGTTGCAAAATATGCTTGTGAAATGGATATTCAAATTGCCAACGAACAACATGGGTTAGATTATTGTATTATTAGACCTCATAATGTATATGGGATTAAACAAAATATATGGGATAAGTATAGAAACGTACTAGGTATATGGATGTTCCAGTATTTAAATAATCAACCCCTAACTATATTTGGAGATGGGGAACAAACAAGGGCATTTAGTTATATAGATGACTCATTAGAACCTCTATGGAATGCAGCTGTAAGGCCTGAAGCTAGTAAGGAAACCATTAACTTAGGTGGTATTGAAGAATATTCAATAAAGGAAGCAGCTGAAGTATTAAAAGAAATAATGGGTGCTGAAAAAGTGGTTCATTTAGAAGGAAGACATGAAGTAAAACATTCAATACCAACATACCAAAAATCAGTTGATATATTAGGTTTTGAACATAAAACTTCGTTAAAAGAGGGTTTAACTGAAATGTGGGAATGGGCTAAAAAACAACCTATGAGAGAACGTTTTGTATGGCCCAGTTATGAGTTAGAAAAAGGTATTTATTCATTCTGGAGAAATAAATAATATGAAAATAGGAATAATAGGTCAAGGATTTGTTGGTAATGCCATTTACCAAAAATTTAAAAATTATTACGATGTTAAAACCTTTGATATAAAAGGTATGGTGTATTGTAATAGTAATGAACAAAAAACATTAGATAACGAAGTAGTATTTATTTGTTTACCAACACCAATGAACCCAGATGGTAGCTGCCATATAAATATAGTTGAAGCAGCCATTAAACGTGTATTTGAATTTGGTGTTGCTAAAATAGTAGTAATCAAATCAACAGTACCCCCAGGCACAGTAGCAAAATGGAATGAACAATTTCCTAGTTTAAACATTGTATTTAATCCTGAGTTTTTAACTGAAGCAAATGCAGTAAATGATTTTGAAAATCAAACTAGAATTATATTGGGCGGGCCTAGAAAAGGTACTACTAAATTAAAAACTATATATTCTAAAGTGTTTCCTAAAGCAACTATAGTTAAAACTGATTCAACATATGCTGAAATGATTAAATATGTTACTAATAGCTTCCTAGCTACTAAAGTATCATTTGCAAATGAAATGTATCAAATATGTGAGGGATTAGATGTTGATTATGATAAGGTAATTGAATATGCTTGTTATGACGAACGTTTAGGAAAATCACATTGGAATGTACCAGGGCCAGATGGGGATTTTGGTTATGGTGGTCATTGTTTTCCAAAAGATGTCCAAGCCCTCATATCAGTTGCTGAAAATTTAGGAATATTTCCTGAAATATTAATTAGTACTAATGAAAAAAATAATGAGGTGCGAAATAATAAAGATTGGGAAAAAATGAAAGGTAGAGCTGTAATATAAATTAGGGTACCCTAAAAATTTATCGTATATTTATTAAAATAAATACAATAATATGAACATAAAAATGATACCCTGTATTAAGTGTAAAAAAGACATGCCTGAGTTACGACTAACTCAGTATGGATATAAAGTGTGTGTAAATTGCTCCACAGTAGGAAGCAAACGGGGGATACCTGTAATGAGGGGAACAGGTGACCATACTTGGACCGAAACTATAATAATGGAGGAAGACCAATATGAGCAATTTGTAATAGCAACCGCTAAGGAACGTGGTGAGAAAAATACATCTAAAATTGAAATGTTAGATACAGATAACTCTGAACGTAACTTACAAGGACCATTTACAATCATCAATTCCCCAGATAAAATTAAAAATTAATGCCTAAGGCAAAACCTTTATCTAAAGAGCAAATTGTAGCTGCCCAATCGAAAACTTTATCGAATATGGCGGCTGCAAGGTACCTTCATGTTTCATATCAACATTATAAAAGGTACGCTAAATTATATAAATTATTTGCTGACCATAAAAACCAAAGTGGGAAAGGTATCCCTAAGTTTTTAAATAATGGGAAGAAAGACCCGGCATTGTTAGATATAATTGAAGGAAGAGTAAATGCTTCTTCATTTTCACCCGCAAAAATTAAGTATAGACTTATAGAAGAGGGATATTTATTAGAAGAATGCTCTATGTGTAGTTTTAAGGAACGTAGGGTACTCGATTATAAAATACCTTTATTATTACACTTTAAAGATAACAATAAGTCTAATTATAGTAAAAGTAATACTGAATTATTATGTTACAATCACTATTTCCTAACAGTTGGAGACATATTTACAGATAAGGATGTTAAACAAATTGAATCTCACCAGGAACACTTTGGTACTACTGATAAAATTGAATGGGAGGTCGATTCTTATCATTTACAACGTTTAAAAGAATTAGGTTTAGATGGAGATGATGATGACGATCCTAACCAATACATAAGTAGAATATAATGAAAAAAGCTAGATCCATAGATAAAAAACATCAAAAGTTAGTCAAAGACTATGATAATCAAAAATCTAAACATTTAGAAAGACTTGCCACAAAATGTTTGGCTGCCGATGAAAAGTTTCGTAAATTACGGGATAAGAAAATCAAAGGTGATTTCTTAAAAAACTTTTAATATGAAATTTAAACACAAGCTAGAATGGAATACCACAGAGGAATTAAATATCTCATTTATAGATGGTAATAAAGCCATTTCGGATATAATTGTAGATGTTGCACTTGAAAACCTTAAAACTAAACGAAAAAATATCCCTGTTGTTCAATTTACTACTAAAGATGATGATTTAATTTATGATGTTATGATTGAACGTCCTGATATGGTTGAAACATTAGAACAAAATCTTGAAGTGATGGAAAAATTTGAAGATTATGAACGATGTCAAAAAATAACAGAAGCCTTAGATTACTTACGAAATAACTAAAAAAATTTTAATATGAAAAATATTTTAACTATTGCAATTATTTTATTATCACTTAACGTTACAGCACAAAAGAAGGTACATGCTACAGTATATAATGCGGTCCCAGCTCAAACAAATAGCGATCCTGGACATACCGCTTTTATGTTTGAATTAGACTTAGAAGACCCATATAAACATAAAATAATAGCAGTCTCTAGAGACTTATTAGTGGAATACCCAAAAGGTACTAAAGTGGTTGTTAAGGGAACAACATATGATGGTGTATACGTTGTAATGGATAAAATGAATAAACGATATACAGACAGAATAGATTTACTTATTAATGAAGAAATGCAAATAGGAAGTTGGCCAGATGCTACTATAACTAAATTATAATAAATGTATCTATCCCCTTTATCCTTGTTGGATGCTATGACAGATGAGGATTTATTAGCAGTACATAATGCTGGTCAATTAAAATCACTTTGTTTTGCTATAGCTTTAGACTTAGCAACAAAACCAGATAAAGACTTATTAAACTAAATTAGGATATCACATATTTTTTTTGTATATTCACGTATAAAATAAAGGTTATGCTATACGAATTTTCAAATTACAACAAACATGGCAACATTAGAACAAGAATAATATCTTGGCCTAATGGTAAAGCATTTGGTATTAATCCCAAGGGTTTAGGTGGTTATATTGGTGTTAGAGTATTCAAATATGAATATACACACGAACTTAACCCACCCAGTTTACTTACTTTAACTGGTAAAAAATACATTGTTCCGGGTTGGATAGAAGTATTACCTGAAACAGAATTAAATGACATAAAGTGGATAAAACCTAAAGTTAAACGAGCCGAAGTGATTGAACATAAATTTAAATCATCCAGCAATGACAAACTTTATACCACGAAAGAACACGTAT